GCTGAAACAGCAGTCAACTGGCCGGGAGCACCCAACCAAACATAAGATGATTGTGTTCGCAGTACATTTGCAACGTAGTTTGAACCACCATCAATTTTCTTTGCATCTTTTGCTTTACTTACATGAGCATGACGTTCCAAAACTTCACCTGGCTCGTTAGTAAACAAACCATCTTCGTCAATAACCATTACATGAAGTTCATCATTGTTTCTGGTTATAGGCTCATCCTTAACTACCTTAGTAGCTACGATTGTTTTTGGTGATGAATTATTACTTACAATGTTACCACCACCAGTTGTAAATCTTCCACCTGTAGGTGTATATGCAACTAATGTTCCACCTGCTGCATAACCACCAGCAATTGCAACAACTGTACCAGTTGCACTTGTAGTAGCTTGAGTAATTTTATCACCAACAACGTATGCTTGTGCTGTTGCAGTATGCATTATATAATCTGTGGTTACACCATCCCAACCGTTTGCACGAGCAACATCGGATGACGTTGAAGGTCTTCGGTCAAATGCAGCTTTAAATTTCTTTTGTAGTAATAAAGCATCACCAGTATAATCTGTTTTATCCCAACCATGTGAATCCATTGCATGAACTTTAAGTGAGTTTCCTTTTGCGCCAGGATACTTACCGATAAACAATTGGTCTGTGAATGAAGCGATATCACTATCGTAGTCATCAATGTTTTGAACGACTGATGGTGTACCAGCATCAACATCACCAACAGTTGCGTTTCGTGCAGCTGCACCAACATTTCTAACAACGATTAAGTTGTTTGTGTATGCAAGATAGTTTGCAGCAACATGAAATGATTCTACAACCATTGCTGTTCCTGCCGTGTCTTTGGGTTCACCAAAGATTCTTACTAAATCATTTTCAGTTGTTACGGTCTGTCTTTCCAGAACTGGGCCCCATTGGAAACTTCCTCCAATAGCACCAATACTCGTAGCAACATTAGGTACAACAGTTGTTAAGTCTCTCTCTGTAACAACGATGCCCGGGCTGACTTGAAATGGCATTTTACTCTCCTTTACAATTAATTACATTTTTTATATTAATATATTTTTCATCAATTGCATAATTTAATTATTCTAAGAAACTGTTTCCCATACTGTCCCATCAGAATCGACTTCATACTCTTTTTGATTTAAACCATTATTAATATGTCCGAATGGTACTGTAAAATCTTCAATATTTTGTAACTGGTTCTGGTATAAATTATCTCGTATATTTTGATTGTTCAAATCTTTAAAATATTGTTGATCTACCAACCATGCAAATAATACTAATGTCATGGCTAAATCATCATGAGCTCCGTCATCTGCTGAAAAGGAATCACCAGAAGAAACAAATGTAGTCAGTTCGGAAATCATGTCATAATCGGGTATAAGAAGTTTATCTTCTTCCAATAAGGATTTTAGATTTGAACATCCGAGTTTTTTCATTGCTCGTGTCGTTCTAACTCCAAAAGAAGAATCCTTCTTTACACCACCACTTAGTTGTTGGCCATGTCTTCCATACCATGATGTTGAATATAAATATTCGTATTCTAAATCATGGTGAAGAACATCAGCAACCTGTGAACCAATGTCGTTTATCTCTACTAAAATATAAGCATCATTATATCTCTTTCCAACTATATTTATAATATTCGGAAAGTGTAGGGGTGCAACTTCGTTATTTTTGTACTTCGCAACGACTTTATAGGGTATTTCTGTGGTATCAAACACACTAAATGCAGAGAAATCTATCCCTTGGCCCCTTGCAACGTCCACCGTCATCACATAAGAAGCACCTACGACTGGCTCTTCATAAACATCTAAACTATCCCTAGAGAATAATGGTGATTTGAAAGATAATTCTTGTAATTTTTCAGTAGATACTAAGGTATTACTTGAACCTAGAAAATCTGCCTCGTACTCTTGGCGGAATGCTTCTTCGCCGATTGTGCTGACAATCTTTTTTCTCCATTCTGCATCTCGGCCAGGAACATTAGACCAATGAACTTTAAACGGAAAGAAAGAATTATTTCCGTTCTCTGCATCATTCCAGAATTTGTAAAAGAGATTGAAACCGTTTGGAGTTGAAACTATAATAACTTTAGTTTCTTTACCAGATGAAATTGTGGGGTATACTGATTTGATAAACTCAGTTGCAATATGTCTATGAACGTGAGCAAACTCATCAAGTAAAATAACAGAGAATGAAAATCCACGAATTGCTGAAGAGGATGTTGAGGAGGCAATTATCTTACTACCATTCTCAAGTTCCATTGAACCTTTGTTCCATTCTCTCAAACCCTGTTGGAGAAACTTTGGAAGATGCTGATAAGAAGTTTGAATCCTTCCTAATATCTCTCTAGCTGTAATAGCTTTATTAGCAAGAATACCAATAACTTTATCTTTATTGAAAAGAGCGTAATGTAATATCCAACCAATAGTAGTTGTAGTCTTACCAACCTGTCTACCAGTTTTTACAATAACATTTCTATTATCTGTTATTGTCTCTATTAACTTTTTCTGAAAATCATACATCTTAAATTTCATAAGACCTTCATCAACGTGTACGATTTGCACATAATTTTCTAAAAAGTAAATTGGGTCATTAGCACATTTAATGTACTCTTCAATTTCTTTCTTAGTAAACTTATGGGGTATATCACAACCCTTTAGTAGGCTATTGCCTAGATATGAATCTGCCATTTATTTTTTCTTTTTCATTTCAAGAAGTTCTTGCAGTTCTTTAGTGCTTCCAACGAACAAATTATTTTCGTTCTTTACAGGAGCCTTACTGTCTTCGACTTCTTTTTTAGTTTTTTGTAGAACTAATAGTTCTTTAGTTGTTGCAGTTAATGAATTTATTAATTGAGTTGCAACTTCAAACGCTCTAGGTTGTTCACCTTCTTTTGCAATTGCTAAGAGTTCTTCAAGAGCATCATTACCTTTGTCAATTAATGTTTGATATTGATTTCTTGAAAAATTATAGTCCTGTGTTAAGTCAGTAGTACCAACGGTTACAGCAGGTGCTATTTCTTTTTTCTCTGGTACATCAATATCAATAATGTCATCAGCAATATCTAAAACATCATTTAATTTTTGTATTGTATCTTTTTTCATTTCGTAAATTTCAGAATAACACCAATAATAAACATAGCAATACCGATTATTATAAGCAGTATTCTTTCCATTGATTTTTAGTTTTCATTATTCAAAAGTTGTTGTAGTAGTTGTAAAACCAAAATCGTCATCAGGGTCAGCTGTAAGTGGGTCTGGTTTTACATCAATGTTTGAGTCTATCTTATCATTAAAGTTTGCCCCAACATTTGCATCAACCTCACGAATAATACCTTGATCCTGTGATGGGCCATAAACATATCCTTGAACCGTAAATCCTAAAGTATGTATCAATGCCCTTCGGGTAACAAAATCACCTTCGTATGTATCTTCTGTCGATAAACTATTCATTACAATTGGTATATCTCTTTTCACTCCAAGTGTTGCCATTTCGTTTAGAGTAACATGATACTCTGGTGTGAAGTATGGTAAAATCTGTTCAAGTATCTGAGCTCCGTCATCACTATTCTTAACCATGATAGATAATTCAATATCAAAGTTATATGGTACAGGTGTGAAACCCGTTACTACTGTGGTTGTATTTGCATCCAAGTTTGCCGTTGCTGTTGCACCAGACCCACCACCACCTGTAAAAGAAACATTAGGTCTTATGTTAAATCCAGACCCACCAGTTGAAACTGTAACACTAACAACTTTATCAGAATTTGTTCCAGTTCCAAGAATTGCTGTTGTTGTTGGAGGTATTGACCCAGCAATATTTTGAACAACAACTGTTGGAACGGATGTATAACCACTACCACCATTCGTGACTTTGATACTATCAATAGTTCCTAGAGGTTTTGCTTCCCTCATTCTTTTTTTCGTTTGCAACTTTCTAGTTGCATCATAAGTCATTGTTTGAATTTCAAACGACATCCTAGGCAAAGTTAATGTTGACTTTTGTGCATTTGCATTAAGTTGACCTTGCTCTAATATTGTTAAATACTTTTCAGCAGGGCCGTATGCAATAGGAACTTTGAACTGTGTTTTACTATTATTATTAACATCAGTTCTTCTTACTGCAATGTCATTGAATACTGTACCAAACAAGACAATTATGTTTCTTATGTTTTTATTATAAAAATATTTTCCAAACATTATAAATCTCCCTCGCTCCACGGATCAATTTCACTAAAATCTAAAATGTTATCCCCGTCCGTTTCGTAAGTAATGTTATCTGAGTATTCACTAGATACCTGAGTCTGGTCATCAATATTTGATATACTTCTAGTTGTTGTAGACTTTACACCAATAATATTTTGTCCAACTGCAAAGTCTCCATTCACATGAAAAACATTCAGAACACCAGTAGAATCATTAAAATCAGCAACCTGTGCAGTTACAGTAGCTGCAGCTAAACTTGTACCCTGATAAACTGTTTCGTCTGGTTTATATAATAACGAACCAGCTGCAACCGTTAATTGTGTAGTGATTGCATTTTTCCTTTCATACTTATCAAATATTTCCATAGTACCTGTGCCGTCATCGGGTAATGCAAACTCCTCTTGACTGTAAACAAATTTCTCACAAGTTAATTCATAGACTGTGTTTTTACCTAATGGATAAAATGGTTTTTCGTCTTCAACAAATTTGATTTCAAAAAGATTTCTATCCAAAGGAAGATAAATTAAATCACCCTCTCTTGGTGCAGCCATTCCTGTCTCTTTAAAGAACCGTTCTTTATTGACTATCATATTCAATTCATCTTGAACGTCAAGACCAAACTTTGTTGCAACATCACCAGCACCCTCAAAACCTTCTGGAGTATTTACATACATTTCAATTTCAATAGCTGACTCAAACCTTGCAAGAACGTCTTCATTAAGGATATCATCTATCTTAACGGATGTTCTTACTAAATATAAAATATCAATACCACTCATTTGAATTACTTCCCTAGTCAAACTATTAAGTAATTCCTGCTGAGGGAAAGAATTAAAATTTTTAAAATAATTGTTAGTTGCCATATTAGCCTACATTAAAGTCTATTGGTAATTCATATTTAAGACTTGTCTCTTCTTCTATTGCTCTTATCTCTTCAACAGCTTCATCATAAATTGTTTTACCATCAAGTGTGATACCGCCGGGTAATACAACCCCTGCAAACTTTTTAAGGTTTTCACCCCATTGTCTTTTGATTAAAGCAGTACAATACTTTTTCAAAAACATATCATTATAGACTTCTGGATATGTTGCAGGGTTTAATGATTGATATGCTTCAATGATTAAAATATTACCTGCTGTAAATTTATCACTCCAATCACATTCCAAATAAACTCGATTTTGTTTTCTGTTAAAGAGCATTGTTGGTGCAATAGAAAACAACTCTTCGACTAATGAAAAATTTTGTTGTGTCATTTCCCATTGTATCAAAGAAGTACCAGAAAAATTATTTAAGTCATTCAATCTTAGTTGATACTCTTCGTTGAAGAAACCACCTTGAAATGAATCGAAACTAGGGATAGGCAAAACTCTAACAACACTAATGATAGGATCAGCTGCAGGAATATATTCATTAGTAATATCATCTGTTGTGATAGTGTGCTTTGTAAATACTTTTTCTACACCATCAAAATGATATTCTTGAAAATATTCCAAGGCGTCATCAACCCTTTCTTCAAGTTGATCCTCATCAATATTAATTTCTACAACAGGCTGTCCCAATCGTCTTAAACAATAATCTATTAGTCCTTGTCTTGTAGTTACGGCTGCCATACTGTTATCCTCTTGTTATTGTGGAGTAATTCCCATTACTTCTACTTGCTTCAAAATATTTTGTTTATCTTCTTCAGCTATTTGTAGTCTAGCTTCTAGTTGAACAATAATACCATTTGCTTCGTTTACTTTTCCTTGAAGGATATTAATTATTTTCTGTGCATAGTTCAGTTGACTTTGAACTTGTTCAACGGTAATATTTGGATCAGTAGGAGCAGGTTGAGCAAGAGGCACCTTTGGTGTTGCTTTTGTTTTTTTTGTTTTTGGTTTTGTTTCTTTTTCACTTTCTGCATCTACAAACTGATCTTCTATAACTGCTTCATTCATTTCATTTACTCCTATATAGAATTATTAAATTATCTTCTTTTTCTCTTTGCTGGTTCATCAGCTCTTGAGATTCTATTCTCATCGACTTCCAAACCATACTTCGTGCGAACCATCGTATCAAGTTTCAAAATATCTGTTTGCAAAACTCTAATACGATCTATCAGTTGAACTATTATGTCTGTCTGATAACTAATTTTTCCTGTTAGTGAATCTTGTAACCATTTTACAATTTTCCAAAACCCCCACCCAATCAATAATAAACCTACAATTGGCACACCTAATTTTTCAATTAGGTCAGCAGTTTGGTCTAATTGCATTTTTTTACCTGTCTAAGTATGTATAAACAAAAAAAAGGGATGGGGCTGAAACCCCACCCCCTTCGGTAAATCTACTATGTTGGTTTTTTCTAAACGAATTTAGAAAGTACCACCACTTACAACATTGTTCCATTCGAGGCCGTTACCAGCTGCA